ACGCAGGGCAAAAACTAGGGATGACCTTGCCGCCAAGTGTTTACATAAGAAACCAACTAAGAAGAGCAGACGTTATCCAGTTTGAGTCAGAGCTTACTCGAATTTGGAAAGACGCAACTGACGCCCCACGCATCGCGCCAAATCTTGTCCGTAAAGCAACGCGCTCAAGCGTGAGCTTAGACAAGTGGGCTGAAAGAACGCTTATAAAACATATTACTGGTGAAAACTTGACGGCTAAAGAAAAAGAAGCCGCAGAGTTATTCCAAAAATACTTTGACGGAATGAGAAATGAAGCAACAGGGGCAGGTGTAATTGGCTCAAGTAATTTCTTGCAATCAAGAATAATCCAAAAACAAAGCAAAATAGATCACGCCGAGGATAAGCTGCAAAGAGCAAGGGAAAACGGATATGAGGATGCGGAGGAATATTGGAGCGCCCAAATAATAAGAAATAGGGAAGACCTAGCAGAGCTTGAAAACAGTTTAGCATATGTAACAAGCGGCGACATTCGACCTATGGGTAAAAAAGAGCCATATTTTATGCGTATGTGGGATCACAGAGCTATAGAATTAGATGAAAAAGGCTCTCAGACATTTAGAACAATACTTACAAACTGGATTAGGCAAAATCCGTTTGGAGTAAAGTACAATAATAAGACTGGTCTGCATGAAAGAGCAGATTTAACAGGCGATTTGGAAGCCCAAGATAAATATGTTGATTCAGTTATTCGCTCTATACTTAGCGATGACGTTCCTTCTGACATTCCGACATCTAAAAGCATTAAGTTTCCAAGCAGAGCTATTGCCATCCCAAACTCTGAGGTTGTTGACTTTATAAATACAAATGTTCGTGAGGTAATTCGCACGTATAACACCAGAATGGGAAGCAAAATTGACTTTGCAAATATGTTTAAGCAAAATTACGACGAGCTAGCAGACGAGCTTACTGGTGATTTGCTTTCTAATGGCATGAAGTTAGAGGATGTTAATGAGTTAAGGCAAAACCTTACAATTCTTTATAGGCGTGTAACTGCATCCACACTTGATAATCCAACAAGTTTTTCTGCAAAAAATGTGCAGCGCTTAAAAGAGTATGCTTCTTTGAATTATCTTGGCGGCGCAGGGATTACTGCGATTGGAGACATCCCAAAGATGGTTATGGAGCATGGCTTTAAAGATATATTTAGAGCATCGCTTGGGGCAATGGAAAGTGGCTCTGTTCAAAAACAGTTTCACGAAATAAAAGCAATTTATGGCGAGGCTGTAGAGCTTTCTTTAGGAATTGTTCAGCAAAGGGTTCTAGAAGAAACTGGTGTTAAGATTGGCTCTGATGTTTGGAACTCAATAAAAAATATAGGCTTTATTGCAAACGGACTTGGCCCTATGACTGTTGGCCTAAAAACTATATCGGGAACTTTGTCCGTTCATAAGTTTATACAGATAGCCAAAAATGTAGAAGCAGGTAAAACGTCTAACTTTGAGCTAGAATTTGCTGCAAGGTACGGTCTTGATCCAAAGCACTTAAAAGCAATTGCAAAAGCGCCAACGGAAATAACAGATCGAGGCTTAAATGTTGGCAATATATCTGAGTGGGCAAACTCTGGCGTTCCAACAGAAACAATTGTGGCATTTAGGGCTGCTGTGTCTCAAAACATAGCAAATACAATTCTTACTTCTTCACCTGCTACTAGGTTTAAATATGCAGATGGCTCTGTGTTTCTTAAGATCAAAAATGCGCGTAAAATTATGCCAAATATACAAGAAGACCCAAGCTTTCCGGGCTATGCTCGGTGGGAAATGCCAATTGCTACACTTCCGTTTCAATTTTACAACTTCTCAATGTCAGCAATGGCTAACATCTTGCAAACATCAGCCCAAGGCCAACTAAAGTCTAAGTATGCAGGTTTTGCGACTATGATTGGCATGGGTTATTTAATCGCAAAGATCAAAACTCCATCTTGGGCATGGGAAGAGATGGATTATGACCAAAGATTTATGGCGGCAATCGAAAGAAGTGGTATATCTTCTGTTTATGGAGATGTTGCATTTAATTCTATCAGGGTTGGGGTTCAGCTTGGACTTAATGATCCAGATAATGATGCTGTTAGACTACCTTATTATGGTGAAGACGGATTTGCCGAAGGCATGATGACAATCATGGGCGCAGGGCCGTCTACTATAAAGGACTTTGTTGACGCAGGTGTTAAAATCGGTCAGCAAGAGTATGCTGATGCTGCAAGGGAATTTTACTTTAGCTTGCCTTTGACTCAACTGTTCTGGGTTAAGGAAGATTCTAAAGCGTTCATTGATTACGCAACTAAATCTGCATTTGGGAGGCAGTAATTTGTGCGTTGATGTTTTCTTGTTTTTGTAGAACAAGGAATAAACTAGTAGCTAACAGCTAAAGGAAAATAGAAATGGCTAGCTTTGTAAAAGTAAATGACTTTGTAGAGTATGCAGTCGAGGCTATGAACCTCGGAAGCGATACTCTGATTGTCGCTCTATCGAATACAGACCCAACTGCGGGGACAAATGTTACAGCAGATGGGAACGGCGTATTGGCTAATATCACACAGATTAGTTATTCAAATTTGTCGTCAAGAACTCTGGCAAGTGTAACAAGCGCTCAGTCATCTGGCACATATAAGCTTGGTGCAGCCGATTTGACGCTAACTGCATCTGGTGGTTCTGTAGCAGCATTTCGTTATGTGGTTATTTACAATGACACTGTAACAAACGATCCTGTTATTGGCTATTATGATTATGGAAGCTCACTGACACTCAATGACGGTGATACTTTTACAATCGACATTGGCTCTAATGGAATCCTAACCCTCGCATAAAGGGTATAAAAATGGCTAACGTAAAAATATCAGGGCTTACTGCGGCTTCTTCTGTAGTTGATGCAAACCAATTTGAGATTAATGAGGCCGGAACATCTAAGCGTGTTACGGCTGCTCAAATCAAAACATATGTTGGTGGTGGCGGTGGCTTGTTTAAAGGTGAGAATGGTGAAACTGGCAGTAGTGCAGGAGACATCTTTAGGATCAATGAACAAACCTTAAACACTAGCACAACAATCGACGCAGACGAAAATGCTAATGCAACTGGTCCATTAACTATTGCATCGGGTGTTACTCTGACTGTCACATCAGGGGGGAACTTGTCCATTGTCTGAGATTAGAGCAAATACAATAAGTGCTGCCAATGGTACTGGCCCTGTTGCGTTGACGAAGCAAATGGCCTCAAAGCAATGGTGCAGATGGAATCATACTGGTACAGCCGCAATAAACGACAGTTTTAATACTAGCTCTCTGACGGACAATGGTACAGGAAGAGGGCAACTGGCGTACACCTCAAATATGGCTGACGGTAATTACCATCTTTCAACAGCCGTAGGTGAATTAACAGGCGGCGGCAATAGAGGTATCGGTGTTCGTGGTACTGACAAAACCCCATCTACTGACGGTTGTGCTTACCTTTGTTTCAACACAAATTGGAGCCCTGCGGACCAAGACCTTTGCTCTGCATCAATCCACGGAGACTTAGCATGAGTACGATAACAGTCACCAACATAAAAGCCACAGGGGAAACAGCTAGTCGTGCAGTCACAGGGATTGCTGGTGCTTTTGGCGACTGTGATGCTTCTGGAGCAATAACAACAACAGGGTCATTCAACGTGAGTTCTGTTACTGACAATGGTACAAGCGGTAAGCAGTTTAATTATACAAACAACTTTGCAAATCCAGCATTAGGTGGTGCAGGGCAGAACCGTGGGATAAGCTCTTGGTCACATGGCGGTGGAGCATTTATTTATTGTAACAGTAGCACAACTGCTCATTATTCGGTGCAATACAATAATAGCAGTTCATTAATAGACACTACGGCACAGTTCTTAGCCTTGGGAGACTTAGCATGAGTACCCTAAATGTTTCCAACATCACAGACGGCACAACAACAGTCGGCACTAGCATTGTGGTCAATGGGGCTGCAAAGGCTTGGTGCTGTTGGAATGGGGGTAGTGTTGAAACATCAACCTCCCCTTCTATTCGTGACAGCCTTGGCATCAGTGGTTTGACTGACAATGGTAGTGGTGATTATACTTTTGCTTACACTAACAATTTTGGCAGTGCTAATTACCAAATCGGCGGTACTTTTGCTTTTGGATCGGCTATAACAACTTACGCCTATAATGTTCAGCCTAGAGAAAACAGTGCTGTAACAGCAAGCAGTGCTAGATTGATTACAGTTTATTCAAGCCCATCCGCATCTGGCATACAAGACTATCCATATGCAGCATTTAACGCACACGGAGACCTAGCATGACCCACGGACATCTCTGGGATAGACTAGCCGAAGCTAAGAGCCGTCTTGCGCCAGTGCAAAGCAAGTATCGTGTGGTCTTTGAAGACCCTGTCACACCTGACGAACCTGCCAAGGTGCTTGTGCCTGATCCAAACTGGATGGCTGCTGCACTAGAGGGCAACATCCTGCCACCGATAGACACCTATCAGCGTGACAGAGATGTGGCTGATGGAGAACGAAAAGAACATCCATACGCAGAACCCATTGGCCCAATGTCAGAAGAAAAAGCCATTGAGTATCTCATAATGAAAGACATCTGCCCCTCTGTGTGGCGAGATTACAAAGGAAACAGAACGATAATGCGGATCGTCCCTGTTGAACTAATACCAACTGACCGCAGCTTTAGAAACGCATGGAGAATTGCAGCATGACAACCTACATCAATATCAACGGAGATGTTCGTGATGCGTCATCTCTTACAGTTCCAACTGACCGCACCTTTCGGGGCGCTTGGGCTTTCAACGAGGCGGTCATTGAAGTGGACATGGCGAAGGCCAGAGACATCCACAAAGACAACCTTCGTGCAGAACGCAAGCCACGTTTGGAAGCACTGGACGTGTCTTACATGAAAGCTCTGGAAGCTGGCTCTGGCGCAGATGCTGTTGCAGCGCAGAAAGCAACGCTTCGTAACATCACGGCTGACAGTCGTATCGCAGGGGCAAGCACACCCGATGCGCTAAAGGCTCTGACACTGGCTGCTCTGCTCGGAGAGTAAACTAAATGGCCAATGGATTCCGCATAACGGAAGCATCAGACACTCGTATTCTTGAGAATGGGGATACAAGGGTAACTGAAAGATTCTTTCCAATTTCAGTTGATGCGGGATCATTTAGCCTTACTGGTCAGGCTGTTTCATTAAGTATAAAGGCTGCTTTAGCCTCAGGTTCATTTGCCTTAACAGGTAATGCAGCAGACTTAGATAAAACAGTAAAAGTATCTGCATCAAATGGCAGTTTCACTTTAACAGGGCAATCAACAGGTCTAAATAAAGCTCAAAAAATAAGCGCGTTGAATGGCAGCTTTGCGCTTACAGGTCAGTCAGTTGATCTAAACAAATCGCCTAAGATGAGCGCAAGCAATGGCTCATTTACTTTAACTGGGCAATCTGTTTCTTTAGCAAAAGCCCTTAACATAACCGCATCCAGTGGCACTTTTGCTTTAAGTTTGCAGGGTGCAGGGAAGCTTATTACAGAGGTTGCTCCAAACGGCAGCTTCACTATTACGGGCCAAGATGTTGGATTTACAAAGTCACTTAACTTATCTGTTTCTAACGGCTCTTTCTCTGTAACAGGCCGACCCTTAACATTTGGAAATGCTTACTCTTTATCTGCGGCTTCAGGTACATTTAGCCTTTCTGGGCAAGCTATTATATTTAAGAAGTCTTTAAACATTGCAGCTAATAATGGCTCTTTTGTTGTTTCTGGAAAAGATGCAGGATTAAATGCTGCTAAGAAAATAGAAGCAGAGCGCGGTACGTTTAGTTTATCTGGGCAAGCTGTAAGCTTTAGCAGCACCAAAGTGCTAACGCTAAGTGTTGCTAATGGCGCATTTACTTTAAGCGGTCAAGAAATAGACATAGATATTTCTGAGGGCTTTTCATCAGGATCGTTCTTACTTTCAGGCCAAACTGTTACGCTTAAAAAGTCAGTTAAATTAGAAGCAGAGCGCGGCGCTTTTACTTTATCTGGTCAAGCAGTTGGTTTTGAGCAGACTGAAGCAGCCAAACTAGATGCTGCAAACGGATCGTTTACTCTATCAGGGCAAGCAGCAAACCTAAACAGAGAGATCAATCTAACTGCTGACTCTGGCTCTATCTCTCTTTCTGGGCAAGCCGTTGGCTTAGAGAGAGGCGAGTTAGTTTCATTTGCTAGTGGTTCGTTTACCCTAACAGGGCAGTCAGTAACCTTATCCCGCGCTATAAAGTTAAGCATTGGTTCAGGATCATTTACTGCAACAGGGCAGTCAATTAATTTCATTAAAGGCAAATCTCTAACAGCCAATAATGGTTCATTCTCACTTTCAGGTCAGTCTGTTGATTTAAAGAAAGCATTAATTCTTTCACTTGATAGCGGTTCATTTGTTCTTAGTGGGCAGAGCGCGTCTATTGGTCTTGGCAAAAACATAACAGCTTCAAATGGTTTGTTTGTTTTAACAGGTCAGTCAGCTAATTTAGATGAAACCAAAAAATTAACGGTTAGCAATGGATCGTTTTCTATTTCAGGTCAATCTGTTGATTTGAAAAAAACGTTAGTGCTTTCACTTGATACAGATGATCGGATTACTGAAGATTTAAACACTCGAATTACGGAGAGTGGAGATAGACGAGTAACATCAGGTGGTGTTGGTTCATTTGTACTTACTGGTCAAAGCGCAAGCATTGGCCTTGGCAAAGAAATAACGGCCTCAAATGGTTCATTTACTTTAACAGGTCAGATTGTTTTATTTGTTGTCCCATCTGAAGCTTCAAGGGCTGATGATGGCGCAAATGATATAGTTATTGTTGATGGTGCGGCTCAAGCTATGGTAGACGCAAGCCCCAATAGCGTAGTTATTTTTGGCAGTGAATCTATGGCTGTAGTAAATGTAGATCACAATGACATAATTATTCACGACGATATAGTGTTTGCCAATGCTGCTTAGATTGTTGTAGATATAATTAGGAGATGCGTGATGACATTCTACATAAAACAAAATGACACAAGGCCCATCTTATCTGCCACGTTAATAAATAGCGATGGAAGTGTGCCGACTTTATCAGGTGCGGCTGTATCTTTTAAGATGCGGAAGTCTGGAGCAAGCTCTACCACAGTAAATGATTCGGCTGCTATTAGTGACGCAACAACAGGTGAGGTTAGTTACACTTGGTCAGGCTCAGACACAGCAACCGTTGGTAGCTACGAAGGCGAGTTCCAAGTTACCTTTGCTGCGGGTGGTGTTCAGACTTTTCCTAATAGTAACTACATAGAAATAGAAGTTGTGGATGATATAGCATGACCAAACAAACTGTAGCATCAGCGCATCAGCGTATCGACAAGATAGAAAAGCAGATTATTGCTATGAAAACTGAAATGGACATACAGTTTAAGGATTTGTTTAACCGCGTCAAAAGAATAGAAGCTATTCTAATTGGCAGTAGCGCATTTATAATTGTGCTTCTTTTGCGGATGACAATGACAGGCTAATGATTGATCCTTTAACAGCGTTCGCCGCAATAAAGGCCGCTGTTTCCGCAGGTCAGGAATTAGTAAACGTCACCAAGCAGATTGGTGAGTTCTTCGATGGCGTCGATGATCTGCGCAATAAACATAATAAGAAAAAAAGCAGCGCGTTTGGCAGTGAAGACGAAAACGCAATGGAAACCTTTGTTGCTTTGCAAAAGGCAAAGGATGCAGAGGATGAACTTCGTGAGCTTATCATTCACTTGCGAGGTTATAGTGCTTGGCAGGAATTGATTGCTATCAGAGCTAGGGTACGCAGAGAAAGAAAAGAAAGAGAAGAAGAGCAAGCAAGATTAAAAGCTGAAAGGTTCGAGGCTGTTGTTATTTGGGGCAGCGTTGGAGTAATCTTTACTTTGATTATTGGTTTTGCTGTTGTTGTTTTGCTTGCATCACAGGGTAAGATTTAACGGAGGTTTATCATGGCCCACACTACTGTAGATGACTGGAAGATTGTTCCCCGACTTATGATGCTAGCCGTCACCATTCTGACATATCAATCTGTACACTGGTATATGTCATTGCCTGACCCCACCATACAGCAATCAGGTTTGGTATCTGTCTGTATGGGGGCGCTCACAGGCTGCTTTGGAATCTGGATGAGCAAGGAGTCACCGAAATGATACAAGCGCTTATAGGCCCTCTTACAGAGCTTGCAGGAGGGTGGTTAAAAGGTAAGACAGACAAGCAAGCTGCTGAAGCCAAGCTGAAGCTAACTGAAGCAGAAGCCAAGGCTAAGATAATGCTTAGTAAAGAAACATCTGTTGCTGATTGGGAACGGATCATGGCTCAAGGTTCTCAGACATCTTGGAAGGATGAGTGGCTAACAATTCTATTTAGTATTCCATTGGTGCTTGTGTTTCTTGGTGATACTGGCAGGGACATTGTTGCTAATGGCTTCACTGCTTTAGAAACTATGCCTGACTGGTATCAGTACACGCTCGGTGTTATTGTAGCTGCAAGCTTTGGTGTTAGATCAGCAACTAAATTCTTTGGAAGGAAGTAAGATGTCATTCAAGTTATCAGATAGAAGTTTGTCTCGCCTTCGTGGTGTTCACCCTGATCTGGTCAAGGTGGTGAAGGCTGCGATTGACGTAACTGATGTAGACTTTGGTGTTGGAATTGGTTTGAGAACCGAAGAAGAGCAGGCTGCTCTTGTCGCCAAGGGCGCATCACAAACTATGAAGAGCAAACACTTGCGTCAAGACGATGGCTTCTGTCATGCTGTTGATCTCTTTGCTTATGTTGGTGGCAATGTGGATTGGTCACTGCCTCTCTATGATAACATTGCTGATGCAATGAAGAAGGGTGCGTTAGCTCACTCTGTTCAATTGCGTTGGGGTGCTGCTTGGTCTGTTCCAAATGTAATGGAGTGGGAAGGTACAATGGAAGAGGCGATGAACTCTTATATAGATTTACGCCGCTCCCAAGGTCGCCGTCCCTTTATTGATGGGCCTCATTTTGAATTAATGTAGGTCTTGCTTTTGGTCTGAGCGACCAGTCTGGTGCAAGCTTTTGTTCCTGATCGTAGTTAGTTCGGTTGCCGTTTGTATCTACGCCAACACACTGATCGTGGAATCCATGCAGGTCATGGAATCTTACAAATTCTTGACAGTCTTGCCAGTCAGTGAACGGCAAGAAGGCAATGAAGGCAAAGCTAAGATTGTTCATTTGCCAACTCCTTTAGATTATATCTACTAATGATTTGGCTGACTGCTTGATGCGAAGTGCCAACGACTTGCGCTATGGCGCGGACATTCATATCGGACTTTATGCAGAGTAATATTTTTTCTGCCTTCTTAGAAAGCTCTTGCTTTTTACTTGGCCTACCTCCCTTGTATCCTCCGTCCCTGCCTTTCATCCCCGCGATAGCGTTGCTCCCACCTATGCGAGAGAGCATCCTTGCGTTCTCTACTTTTGCATAGATCATCATCTTTTCTAGTTGTGTCACTTGACTTGCTCTCCTTTGTTTTGTTTAATGGATTTGTGAGGCGGCTCTCTCAGAAACCCAAACTTTTTGTATCGTTTACCTGCCTGTTAAACTTTATATGAACTGCCGCTTCACACTTTATCAGGCCACCTTGCTCTTAAAAATTTTATATTGTAGTGGTGCGCAAACCGTCGAAGCACAGGCTCATCACATCTCAGTATCTTAGCTGCGTCTTTCATTGTGTAATTAGCAGCAAAGCTTTGAGCGAGTTCGATCTTCTCTCGCTGATGTCTAGCTTTTATCTCCTGCCATGTTTCCATGATATCTCCTTAGAAAAAAAAGGACGCTCCGAAGAGCGCCCAAGTCTGTGAGTATTGAGGCAGACTCACTGGGTATAATGATTTATCCTAGAACGGAATGTCATCTTCTGGCAAGGGTTTTGATGGATCAGGAATCTTTCTTTCCTCAGTGCCACCTTGCTTGTCGCTGACGTTGAAGGACATATAAGGCTTGCCGTCTTTCATCCTGCGCCACCCTGCAATGCGTTTCTCAAGTGGAGATTCGACTACCTGTTTTATTGGGCCAGAGTAATCGGGCGCTGCTTCGTTGCCTTTCTTATCATTCTCAAATAGAACGCCAACTTTTTGAAAGACCTCAACAATCTTTCTGCCGTCTCGCGTTTCGTCTGAAACCAAGACAATCTTATTGTCATTGCCGTCAACATTTACCTTGCCCTGCAAGATCATCTTCTGTGTAGGGAAAGGTGTGAAGGCTGCGCCTCGGTTTGTGTCGTCATATTCTGCCATGCTTTTGGCTCCTAGTTAGTAGTTGTGGGGCGGCTCTTAGTGAAGAGTTCTACCGCGCCGCCCCTTGTACGGTCAGTCCAGAGGCAGGAGAACGCCCCTCTTCACAAGATTACCATCCATTGTTGGATGAGCCGCCACTGTCTGCGGCATACTTATTGCCATCCATTTCTCCTAAGAAGACGTCAGCATTACAACCAACGTGTGACAGGGCTTTAGTCAAACCATCAGTGACAGCCATCTTGGGGGCATCTTCTGCCATCCGTCCCTTGACTGAATCAAAGAACTTACGACAGCCAGTGAATGGCCCAAATACATTTGATGGATTGCCATGCCAGACAGAGACATGAGCAAGCACTGCGCTATCTCCGTTACTGACGTTGACGATTTGTGTTTCACTGTGCCAACCCCATCCGTCACCGACAGGGCCAAACTCCTCGGTCATCATTCTGACTTGATATTGTGGGTCAATAGCTGTGAAGCTACGCGCTCCAAAGCTGACCTTCTTAAGGTATCTTGGATCAGACTTTGAAAGCCTATCCCATATTTCCATAGTCATTTCACTTCTCCATTTCGTTTAGTAATTCTTAATGCCCCTCGCTTGTCTCGTCTGACTGTGAGGAAATCACAGTAAACTTCTCTCTCATTTGGGGCGACCATTTCTTTGAGAGACTTCTTTGCGTTCTGGAATACTTTGTCTTGCTCAAGCCCTTGGGTGTATGTGGCTGCTGTGCTGACGAACTCGTTGCTTGTTGAGGCATCTCGTATGACCATGTTGTCCACCTGAATGGAGTTGGTTGAGACATTTGGCGTTGAAAAATCAAACGGCTCTTTGTCGCGTACAACGTGATCCCAGAAATCTGACACCACTGCCCACATAGAATTGAAATACGAGTAGTCATATGAGACAACAGTTGACTCCCATTTATTGTTACCAAAGATTACAGACAGATAAGCATCTGGCGCTCCTACCAACCGACAGTACAATTGTATCTGCGGCATGTAGTATTGGATAACTTTTTCCATAGTGTTGTATGAGTTAGTGTGCTTTGCCTCGACAACAGCATCACCAAACATTGCATCTATTGTACCCTTCACAGGGACAGACCCAATGGTATCTTCATACTCGCACTGATGATCCGACAGCACACAGTCATACTCAGTCTCGAACCAGTCAAGATTAAAGTCCTCAGTGTGTATGCCCATTTGCACAGCTAAATTTTTAGACAGGTCAGGCGGTTCTGCTCGACCTGTTTTGATTTGCCATAGCTCAGGCCAGTCACCCTGCATAATTTTTACACAGTCAGACCCGCCTATAAAGCCAGTTCGTTTCATGATTTTCTCCTTCTGGTACAGTGGTTAGACTACTGCATATGTGCAGACTACGCAAGATATTTTTTGAAGTCAGCTTCAGTTAAGTCTGTAAATTCTAGCAGCCTTTCTTTCTGCTTGCCTGTTAGATACTTCTCGCCAATTGGCTCTCCGTTTTTGATGCGTCGAGCCATTACCTCGTATTCGTCGAGAACATAATTTGTACGCTTGTATTCTTTAGCGTAATGAGGTGAGCTTGTTGCCTTGCTAACGTGTGCATCCCACACATTGCCTTCGACATACTTGCCGATGCTAGTTGGTTTCTTCATGGCATATAATACTCTGCTATGCGTTTGCCATTTGGCAAGTCGATCATTACTTTCTCGACATTAAAGCCTGATGTTTTTAATTCAGATATTCTTGCCGACAATCTAAAGCAGCCAAATAATTCTAGCGCTTCAAGTGAAGTTAATCTCAAACCTTTTTTAAGGTAAGCCTTTATCATTTTGTTTTGCGTTTCCATTAGCTTTCTCCATTAGCTGTTTGAACTCATCGCCAGACATAATGACTAGCGTTTGCGGACTGCCTGTCCGTCTTTTATAGAAGGCAATGTCTCGCCTATCTAATACTGAGAAGGGACTAGGGAAGTTGGACTTGTCCCTATACTTAACCTCTCCTACCATTTCTCGTCCGAAGACTTCGAGCTTGATGTCTCCGCTATACTCTCCTCCCAAGCTGCCTGAGAGGGGTTGCCTCTTCGCTTTGATCGGCGCTTTGATTTCGTTGAGCCAGTTGACGAACCACTTTTCGTGGTAAGTTCCTTTGTTTTTGTTACGGTTTGCCATCTGTCTTCCTCATAACAATTAAGGCAGACGTACCAATGCTTTTGATAAGTGGCTGCGCTATTGTTTTTGCATATAGCAACGAACCAATTCGTTACTGTTTCACAAGCAATGCAAGTTATTGCACTACCTTTTTTGGACTTTGATGTCATATTCTAATGCGTCCAACCAACACATCAGCATAAAACCAGATGGGATTCTCTTGTGAGATTCCCACTTGTGGATCAGTGATGACGTACACCCGATGTTATAGGCTAGCGATTCTTGGCTTAAACCTTGCTCGAACCGAGCGTCGATTAACATCTTGATTAGTTTCTCGTAGTCTCTGGGTATAGTCACGGGCTTGTTGAATCGAGTGAAGCTCTTCGATGGCATTGAATACCTTTGCAGCTGTCTCGTACCTTAGCTCTGTCGCTCCATTGATCGTGCGATAGTATGTTGATGTGGGGATTTGCGCCCTTTGGAAAGCTTTGCTCAACGGAATATTATACTCCGTTGAACAATCTATTACGGTTTGTAAGTACGATTTCATACCGCACTTACTGCATAGACGCAGCTAGAAGTCAACCTCCTGTTCTTTTAGCTGAAGTCTATACCCTTGTATGTTGATCCCGATGTGGGCTAGCTCGGCTGATACCCAACTTGGCCTTACACCAGAGCCATATTGTTTGAGCAAGTCATTGTATTCCTTTCTCTCACGCTCAATGGCTTGCTCAATATCAGTCTTTGTCACTGATCTCTCCTTCCCTCATCCAAGGTGGCACTGCGCTTGGATTGTTTTTAATCCATTCTATGCGCAAAGCGTTCTTAGTTTCTAACAGTTCAGCGATATAATCTGATGCTGTATCTTTTGAGATAGGCAAAGAAAACTCTGGTAGCTGAACAACTGAATGAGGATTTAGAAACGTACACTCATAAAGCAATTGACCCATGCGGTAGTATTGCTTTGCTGTTGCTGCATCTGGATCATGGATGCAATCGTTGCGAACAATGCCAATCATTAGCCTGTTCTCCACACATAAACGTCATTACTTATTGTTCGTTGAGATGCGGTAAAGCCATTTTGAAGCATTAGCTTTCTGATGTAAGTTGCTTGATATTTTGACTCTGCTTTAACAGCGTCACCAACTTGCATTAAGTCAATAACTTTCTTCATGCCATCGCTTCTTAGCTTTGGCATTTCAAGTCCACGTATAATTTTCATTCCCATTTTGGTTCTCCTTTTAATATGGGATTTCGTCATCAATAATTGGTGGCAGATTTTTCTGCTCCCATTTAGCGATAGCTCTTGCGAGAAACTTTTTACGATCAAACTTATCGTTAAGTAACTCAAGGTCATCAGCAATCTTTTCGATTACGATTGGTGATGATACAAGCGGCGCTAGGTGATCCGCTATGTATTCAAAATGTCCTCGCGTAACTTTCATGTTACCATTCTCCTCCTTGTAAAAAGAATTCAAAATCTCTGAACGTGTTGGACTGTTCTTCGATGTAGGATTGAGCTTTTTCCATTGCCGTTTTTGCGCCCAATTGAGTAATGCTAAAACCTTTGTCCATTCCAAACTCTTTTTGGAAAGGTGCTTTTGACATCACCATAATCCATTGCTGCTTCACGCTAGCTCCTTCCATGTGCTTGAACGCATTGCACTGGTGATGATTGCCTCACGGTTATGACGCGCTGTATGAGGGCTGCGCATATCCTGAGTGTGTGTCGCCCAATGGGTTAGGGTATTATATAAAGCCCACTTGTTCGGGCCGAGATGCCCTCGCTCGTCACCCCATAGACCGAGAAGGTTTTCTAGTTGACGCTCGTTGGTCTTGGTGATGTTGGCTTGGCGAGTGTGCATTTTGCAGAGGTGCTTTTTGAAGAAACTTTCTGCTTGGTCATTGCTGATCTTCACACCCATGTAAGATTGCCATATGCCTTTCTGTTCTTTGAAGGCAGACATGCCATTGGCAATCTTGATAGCCGATCCCTCTACGTTAATGGATCGTGTGTGTTTATATTTAGAATAAGCTGAGATGTCAGCAGTAGTGCAACCATTCTTACACCATAAACGATTGCCTTGACTCCATTGAGCAAACGACCAACTACCATCAAGACTGTTGGTTGCTAGCGCTTCGTATCGCACATAGTCTCCGACCTCTGGCTCGACAGTTACATCAGGCCATATGATCCTAGCTCTTAGCTTGCGACCACCTTCATAGACTTCGATCTTAGTTTTGAAGTCTGAACTAATGTTAGCTGCTTTGGCTGCATCAAGTATAGATTCAACAGCTAAGTCATGGCTAACAGGTTTGTATTTACTGCCGTGAACACCCATCACTTCATCAGTGTCAGTGCGGATCACCTGTACCGAATTGGGTACAGGCTCACCAGTTACAGCGTTAGGCGTTGGCATCATCTTGATTGGGAAGTTCCAATCGTTGATAGGTTTCATGAATGTCATGCGACATCTCCCTTCGGGGCTTCTAAGATGTTAGAGGATAGAGATTCTATTATCTCTGTGATTGCTGCTGAGAAGTCTAAGTTAAGATCATCCGAGGTTTCTCTTACTGCTTCAAGCTGCCTCATTAAGACGGCTTGTTTTGCTGACTTCAGATTTGGCAATGACTTAATGTATTCATCAAGCCTTGAAACATCATCTGCAAAGTTATCTTTTCTAAGATGAAATGATTGGTAATTTATTTCTTCATCAGTGAAAGAACGTGTGAAGACCCTAACCCTAGCAACAGTGTTAGGGTCATCGAAGTCAGAAAACTCAACTTCAATATTTGATGAATAATATTCAAGATTGTTTAAGTAATCCTGCCGATCATTTGCAAAATTCTTAACGACCTTCATGCAGTTAAGCATTGATGATAGTTTAGTTTTGTTGTCCATGATGTTCTCCTTTCTGGACAGTGGGTTAACAACTGCTAGTATGCAGTGTTAATAATTAATAATCTATTGTTACGTTACGTCACTTTGCCTCCTTATATAAATAGCCGGACACTTTACTTCTGATTGTATACTAATTACTCGGACGCTTTTGACTTGGTAAATAAACAGGCTTTTACTTACCCATCAAAACCTTCCACACCTTCCACACCTTCCACAAGTTGATAGAGTTGATACAGTTGAAGTTGATACTTAGTCATACCAACGATGGATGCGTCCATGCTTTAAGCTTTGTTGAGTAGCCCCTTTCTTTTTAGACTTGATGCGGCGGCGTTCTTTACGATTAGTCACTTCAAATTTAGGTTCTTCCTTAACCTTTTGAAGCTTAGAATATGCAGGGATTGTATGTGCCATTG